GCATTTGCTGTGGATTCTGCTGTGCCTGCTGCATTTGCTGCTGTAACTGCTGGAATTGCTGCTTGTATTTTTCCTGTACCTGCTGTCCCGCAATCAATGAAATATGCTCCGAGACGTGTGCCTGCAGCATGGCGTACAACTGCGGGTTGATCTGCACCATTCTTGTAAACATGAACTCGGCATGCGCCTGAATGTGCGCCATGTGGTTCTGCATTGGAAATGACTTTGGCTGCTGTCCACGCATCGCTCCTGCATTCTCCATGGCCGGACTAATGGGTTCCGGCATCTCCGGATCCGGCTTCAGTATCGCTTCCACGTTGTCCACACCCATCGCGTCATACATTCTTCTGTATGCCTCACGCAAATTGTGTAGCTGCGGTGCGGCACTTGCCAACTGCAGTTGCTGCTGCGCCAGCGTAACACGCTGCGCCATTGAGAATATGTTTGGATCTGATACCGGAATGATGTCTACACGGTCATCAAAATCAGATTGTTTAATTTGTTGGTTTCCCCCAACAACCATGTAAGGATATTGAGGTGGAAGGTAAATCTGGAATACTTTTGCCAGTAACTTAAATTCAATTTTTTGAGCGTAATGCAGTCGCTTGTGTATTGCGCTCATGACTTTTGTTCCACGCTCTAAAAGAGCGAGTGTTGTTCCTACAGGATTCTGCTCGTTTCCCTCTCCCATCTTCATGTCGGCGATTGCCGCAAAGGATTTTCCCGCGTCAACGGCAAAACCCAGCAATGCAAACAGAACCTGTGACGGTTCCTTGTAGGGAAGCGGCAGAAGTGATTCCTTGATTGAAACTCCCGTCACGTCAACGTCCCTGAACTCACCCGGCTGCAACGGTTCGTCGTGGTCGCGTATTCTCATTCCCCGTGCCTTGAAACCTGCCGGAAGGTTAGCGAGTGTACCGGCATCAATTAACTGCCGCAAAACACTTGTTGCCGTTCGCGATAACCCTCCAAGCATGTGTATTAGACCAAAGCCGTAAAAGCCCAGTCCTGGGAGGAACTTGTAGTGCGTAAAATAGTCAATCCTGTTTTTTACCTGATCCTGTTCAACCCAGTTTCTCTTGATGGAAAGAACCTTGGTTGAAAACTGGTCAATCGTGATGATGTACGGAAGCTTGATTCCGTCCTGGTCCTCGAACCCAGGAACATCGGCGGCGACGTGTATTTCCAAAAGTGAATGTTCGTCATCGTCCTGCGGCGTATTGTCGCTTGTTCCCTGTAGCTCGTCCACCTTGTCGGGAACGTCGCTTGTCGTTGAAACGGATCCGGACGTAATTGGAATGTCGCGGTAAAATCCGCTTACCTGCTGTTTCCTCAGTTCATTGGCGTCCACTTTTGTGACATGCGTTATCCTGACCGCGTCCTCCAGCGAGGAAGCCATGTAGTTGACAACGCAGTCCTCGGATGAAATGAATTTTGAAACCGGTCTCTGCAATAGTGAATCATAGTAGGTTTTCTTGAATGCCGAACCTGACAAGGGAAGATAGAACAGTAACTGATCCATGTCGGGGTCATATTCCTTCATCACGTGCGTCAACTGGTAGTTCATGTAATCCTTGACACGCTTTGCCTGTTCCTCCACTTCTGGAGTTATTTCTCCAACAATTTCCGTGTTAACGGGTCCTGAAGGAGGAAGTAATTCCTTGTACGCCTGTGCCTGGAACTGCGTTACCGATTCCGCCAGCAATGGATGAACGACTCCTGCCGCGCCCTCGAAAGGCTGCGTGCGGTCCTCGTACTTGAAACCAAGCATGTCCAAACCTTTTACGTACGTATCTTCCCAGTCCTTTCTTGACTGCTTGTCGGATTCATACGCCGCAACCAGCTTGTTGGACAGTTTCTGTAGATCGTTCTCCTCAATAAAATCAGCGAGGTTCGCGTTGAACGGAATCTGTGACTGGTCTACTGGAGCGTTTGGGTCAAAGCTGACATCGGCCCCTCCGTCTGGAAGTTCCGCGATGTCAACATCCGGTTCAAAGAGATCATCCCTTTCCGGAATTTGAACGTCCGTCGCCCTTTCATTCGCGCCAACGTCAACACCGGCACTTGCCAGTGCGTCAATCGCTTTTTCTATGCTGCTGTTTGGTATGGGTCTCGTCTTCGGTGCCATTGTACTATCCTATCATAAAACCGGGACAACATCAACAAAAGAAGGTCTGTGAATGTAGCCCCCTTTCGCCTTGTACATGTCAACTGATGCCTTTACCGGTTCTTTCTTTAAGTTAATTATTGGAATCTTCGCCCATGTATTTCCATCCCCATCTTTAATGTTTGTTGAGGAAAATTCAAGGTCTAAATTCTTAGCCACGTTTTTCATTCCTGATACGGCTATATTGTCGTAGAATCCGCGGTTTCCTTTCGCAATATCCGCACTCGCTCCTACTGCGTGGTTCTTCGCCTTTCCGCTAATAATTGCCACACTGTCAAATCCTTCCTGCGTTGCAAGGTTTATGAGTGTCTTGATCGCGATCTTCGCCTGGTTCTCCGATTTCTTCCAGGGTCCTTCGGGGAAGATTTCATCTGACTTTCCAGCTGCCTGTGCTATTAAGTCTTCCGATTCCCTGATTTGATTTCGCAAAGCCTCGCGCTTAACTTTCAGCCTTTCCATGATTGTCACTGCCGACGGATCCGTGTGCCCCGTAATCTTGTCAATCTGGTCCGATACCTTCACCAAGTCATCCTTAAGTTTTTTAACCTGGCTCAATGAAAAAGTTTTATTTATGAATTCGGGTGTATCGTGCCTTTGGGCATACGTAAACGTATCCGGCTTCTGCTTCGGCTTCTGGTGCATGTCGGACTGAATCTCCTCGATGAGAAAGACCCTCTTTCCCCTTTCATCCACGCGCTCGGAGGCACGCAGCCAGAATACGGGGTTGTTTCCCTTTGGGTTCGTGAAATGCCCCTCGCCAAACTTGAATCGCGGCTCATTGGCGCGCATTCCCTTTGGATTGGGATTGTAAGTAAACGGAATCTCTATGTACCCAGTTCCGCCTTTCAGGAACTGCGCACCTTCGTGCCCAACGCCTGTTTTGCCCATGTAGAACCCCTCACCCTTTTTCAGCCTTCTGAATCTGTTGACAAGGTTCTGCGTGTAGAACGGAACCTTGACATTGCCAAAACCGTTCTCAACAACGTTTTCAATGCCGTAGGCTTCCTTTATGATACCGTTAATGTTAGCCGTGATCTGCGGATCCAGCTCCGCCCACGCACTTTTGATGTCCCTTCCCGTTCGATCAGATATTTCCTGCGAGAACTTTATAATGTTGGATCGAAGTCTATCACCGATTATGTCCTGCGGCTTGTTCTTTAATTGCCGCAATTCCTCTAATTCACGCGCACCGGAAGGAAGGTCACCCAAATAACCACTACCACCTCTTTTCTGTCCCGTCAGGAATGACTGAAAATCCTTCCAGCCCTTCTCAAAAGGCTCAATTTGCTGAATTTTATAGCTAATTACGGGTTTGTTGTTCTTGTATTGCGCGATAAGGTCCGCTTTCGTGATTGGGGCGTTGTTTTTCCACTTTTTGGTGCCCTCGTCAAAGCCACCAATGTTTTTCAGGAGGTTTCCGAGTCCGAATTCATGCATTTCAGTCTCCGAAACGCCTTTTTTGAGTAAATATCCATTCCATTGCTGCGGGGTCATCTTGTCCTGCACCGCACCTGCTATTTCAAGATCGGATTTAAGATGGAAAACAGGTGTCTGTCCTTCCGTCCTAATCGTTCCCTCTATTTTAGCCCCTTTTTTCGTCTTGTCCGCTATTTTTATCCCTGAAACGGCGTCTGACATGATTGGGGGTGGGTCAACCTTCTTGAAAGGGTTCTTGAATTTTGGAACTGACATCGCTAACTGGACGTAATCCTCCGCTTCCGCCGGATTAAGGTCAGGTACGACCGATTCCATTTCCGTAAATTGCGCCATATCCCCTCCTAATGACATATGTGGCTTGACAAGTCCACCTTCTTTTAATATTGACAATGATTCCTCTCCTCCGGCTTGTTCCCTAAGCATTTTTCTTATTTCATCACCATAAATATCTTTGTATTTTTCAGGACTAAATTCTTTTCCAAATCTTTGTCCCTTTACTTCAGTAA